TGGGACGAAGAATATTATGGTATGCCCGTAGGGACAAAAGTGCCACATGAACAAGTTGATGCTTGGTTTGCTATGGATATAAATAGAACACTACAGGATTGCAAAGAGATATTCCCAGACTTTAATGACTTACCAAATGAGGCACAACTGGTAATTGCAAATATGTGTTTCCAATTAGGACGACCAAGGTTAAGTAATTTTAAGAAGTTTATCGCTGCTGTAAATGACAGAGATTGGGTCAAGGCGGCTGACGAGATGGAAGATTCCAGGTGGTACAAACAGACCACAGCAAGAGCTGAGAGATTAATAGCTCGTATTATTACATTAGGAGTACCAGCATAATGGAAAGAATGGAAAACGAAGATTTAATAAAAGCAGCAGGCAGAAAGTCCGTAGCACAGGCAAAGAACACTCTAAGTAAAATTGGCAAAGATGATAAAATAGACACGGACAAAATGAAAATGCGTCCTAATACAGCTCAACAAGATTTAATTAGGGCATATAGATTCAGAAATAATGTTCCTGCATCTACATCAGATGCTGATGTTCTTAAGATGATAAATCAAGGCACACCTGCTAAAAATAAAAAAGGAGCCGCCAAGCTTCCAAAAAAATCTATTATGGAACTACCAACTAACGTGCCAAGATTAATGAAAGGTGCTTTACTTGGAGACCTAAACAAAGATGGCAAGATGTCTGGATATGAGACAGCTAGACAAAATGCTATTGAAAAAAGTATGAAAGAACAGAAAGCTAAGAAAGCCATGAGTGGTCTAGCGATAGGTATCAAGAAGATTAAAAATAAATGAGAAAAAAAGCTAAACCAAATATTATGGAATTACCAACTAATTCTTTTGGTAAAAGCGACTTAGGTAAATTATTAAGAGATAAAGAAAACAAAGCAAGAAAAAGAAACGAGATATCAAGAATGCCTGTACATGAGGGAACTAAGAGACCTCCCAAGAAAAAACAAATGGAATCATAATGAAGAAAAAGCATATCATGGAATTACCGACTAATGTGCCTAGATTAAAAAAAGGAGCAGGCATGATTGAATTACCTGATGGAGGTAAGTATTTTCCTGGTGGCAAGAGAATGAGCGAGTTTGCTCCTGACGTAGGAAAAAGAGGAGTTAAATTAAGACTCTTAAAAGATAAACTGTTAGAAGGTTTTGATATGCCTACAAAAGTTATAAAACCAACAAAAGAACAGTCTAAAATGCCAATTAAAGAATTTATGTTACCAAAAGACAGATATCAAAAAGATTTAAAAAAATTTAGGAAAGCAAAAAAAGATTCATTCTTAGGACTTGGGCTTGGTATTAAGGAGAAACATCCCGAGAACATAGATAAGAAGACCCCATACAAAAGTATGGATTTGCTAGGTAAGCAAAAGAAAAAAGAAATAGCAATATAAGGAGAAACCCATGGCTATGAAAAAAATGACTAAAGGTGCTGCCAATGGTGGCAAAAAGAAGAAGAAAAAGCCAATCAAAAAAATGCAGAGTGGCGGAATGAAAATGACCAAGGGCATGGCTCGTGGTGGTTCCAAAATGAAAACCAAAGGCATGGCTAGAGGTGGAGCCAAAATGACTAAGGGCATGGCTAGAGGTGGAGCCAAAATGACTAAGGGATATGCGAGGGGCGGAGCAGTTAGACGTAGATAATGTCCTACCTTATAAGTAACGTACCTCATTTTAAGTGTTGGGTGCGTAGGGAGTTTACGTGTAATCATCAAAGGTATCATGGAGAGTTTCTTCATGCGATGGTTATAGCAGTAAACACTATTCCCGATAGGTCGCTAAGCTTCCAAGTTGTTTTCACTGGTTGCGAAGTAGACAGAGAAGATGGTCCTGATGAGAATGTTCATGGAGGAGCAATGTGGGCTAGAATGCCTATACAAGCCTTAGTCGCAGATATACCTGTAGACGAATGGGCAGAACCAATGGAAGACCATTTATGTCAACCATGGGATTGCGAATCTAGGACACACAGTGTTGTAGTTATGGATAGGGTTAGTTCCTCGCCATGGTTATGTAAGATTGATAATCAGTTTCATCAAGGTAAGTATTTATTTACAGTTGATTATACAGAAAATGATATTGCAGATGACCCAGCACAACATAAGCAGTCTCATGTTTTGTATTTAACTGACGCAGGTAAGTGGACAGGTAACTTAGTAGCATTACCTAATAATAGAGTAAGAGCAACAAGTCCTGCACTATGGAGAACAGGAGAAGGTGCACCTGATTTTAGTCCTTCACAGTGGACACACTCTGCTGAGTCACATGAATCTTACTTAGACCCTACAATAACTTTTAACAATTTGTATTCAGATGGTAGCAAAGTTAGAAACAATAAGAAAAAAAATTAAGCAAAAGAAAAAGCTTGGTTTTTCGGAAAGAGCGAGAGCAGTCAATAAAGGGCTGCTCCCCTCTAAATCTAAAAAGAGAAGAAAGACATAATGCCTCATTACACTAAACCCTTAACTAAAGTAATAAAAGGTTTGAGGAAAGCATCTAAACTACATGCTGGTCAAGCCAAAACTTTAACAAAAATAGAAAAAGACCAAAGAAAAAGATATAAGAACACTCATGTCAAAAAGAAAAAAAAGTGACCCTAAAGTCGGCACAGGCAAAAAACCAAAAGGCTCAGGAAGACGTTTATATACAGACGAGAATCCTAAGGACACAGTCAGCATTAAATTTGCTACCCCGTCTGACGCCAGAGCAACAGTTGCAAAAGTTAAGAGGGTCAATAAGCCGTATGCGAGAAAGATACAGATACTTACAGTCATGGAGCAAAGAGCAAAAGTCATGGGAAAAAGCCAAGTCGTAAGTATAGCTAAAAAAGCAAAAGAAAGTTTAAAGAGGGCAAATGAACGAAAAAAGAAAAAATAGATGTAAGACTTGCGAATGTTACGATTGTGATACAGAGGAATGTAACTGTGACTGTCATAATGATAAGCCCACAGAAGAACAGTTAGAGTTAGATTTTGTTAATTAATGATTGAGTTTGTGCTTGTGTTTATGATGGGAATAAGAGTAATAGACCAAACACAAACTTTCCAAGATATAGATAGATGTTTGTATTTTGCAGAACGACTAAACAAACAACCTTCTATACCACAAGAGGAAGGACCTAATTTACGAATAACTGCATATTGTAAACCAAAAAGGAAAAGATAATGTTAGCAGAATTAGCAGCAGCAAATGCAGCATTCGGGATAATAAAAAATTTTGTATCTAACGGGAAAGAACTTTCAGGTTGCGTAAAACAGATATCTGATTTTGTTTTCTCAAAAGAACAACTAGAAAAGAAAGCAAATAAGAAAAAAGCACGTGGTGGTGGTTCAGATTTAGAAGAGTTCATGGCTCTTGAACAAATAAGAGAGAAAGAAGAAGAACTCAAGAAGATAATGATTTATCTAGGTAGACCTGGACTTTGGCAAGACTGGCAAAGGTTTCAAGCAGAGGCTAGAAAGTCAAGACGTTATCAAGAAAAGATGGCAGAGAAGCGTAGGCAGGAACTTATAGAATATGCAGGATATGGAGTAGGTTTTATAATTTTAGTATTCTTCGCAGGTGTATTAGCATGGTTTGTAGGTAAATGGACAGGAAGATTCTAACACCTTGTATAGGAATTTGTAAACTCGAAGATGATATTTGCATAGGATGCAAGAGAACAATAGAAGAGATAAAAGAAGCATATGATAAATTGGTTAATAAAACTCATAACATCTAACACTAGAATAGGTATAGCGACTGCACAAGAGTTGGCTAAACACAGACTTCATACAACTAAGTATGAAGACTTATGCATGTAGAAGGAGTATCACATGGCAGCAAAAAAGAAAAAAACTGGTGGTTCTAAACCAAAGAACCCTGCATTATACGCAAGAGTAAAAGCAGAAGCTAAGCGTAAATTTAAGGTCTACCCATCAGCGTACGCAAATGCTTGGTTAGTTAGAACATATAAGAAACGTGGTGGTACATACTAATGGCTAAACCTACAGGTGGCTTAACTAAATGGTTTAAAGAAGATTGGCGTGATGTTAAAACAGGTAAGAAATGTGGCAGGTCAGGCAAAGAAAAGAAAACTCGACCATATCCTGCCTGTAGACCAAAAGCAGTAGCAGGTAGAATTAGTAAATCAGAAGCTAGAAAAAAGACAGGACCTAAAGCTGTTAAATGGTCAGTCACAGCTTCTGGTAGAAAAAGAAAGACTACACGTAAAAAGAAATGAAACGAAACTATAGAAAAGAGTACGACAGGTACCACGCTAAGCCAAAACAAAAAAAGAGAAGGGCATCAAGAAATGCGGCTCGGGCAATCATGGCAAAGCGTGGGCTAGTCACTAAAGGTGATGGCAAAGATGTACATCACACCACAGGTAATCCTATGAATAACAAGAAAACTAAATTATCTGTAAAAACAAAAAGCAAAAATCGTTCTTTTGCTAGAACCAAAACAGCTAGAAAGAAGAATCCTCGTGCATAAAGAATTAACAGAATTACAAAATAAATTCTTAGATGCTCTGTTTGGTCCTGCTAAAGGTAATCATGCTAAGGCTATGAAGATTGCAGGGTATTCAGAGTCAACTAATCCACACCATATAATTAACTCAGTGCGTAAACACATAATTGAAAGAGCAGAATTAGAGATGGCAGTTAATGCTCCTAAAGCTGTATTATCAATGGTAGGTGTTATTGATGACCCATCTGCCATAGGTAATAGAGAAAGATTAGCAGCTTCTCAACAAATACTTGATAGAGTTGGTTTATCAAAGGTAGAGAAGCTAAACGTCACATCAGATAAGCCGATGGGCGTATTTATTTTACCAGCAAAGACAGATGACAATAGCACAGAAACTGAACCCAACCAGTAGATATAGAACACTGAAAGGTCCAACAATTCCTTGGGGATACGAAGCAAATAGCATCGACCCACATTTATTAGAGCCAGTAGATGAACAACTAGAAGCGTTATCAATGGCAGAAGATTATTTAAAAGAGTCCTCTTACCCAGAGGTAGCAAGATGGCTCACAGAATACACAGGACGTAGCATAACACCTATGGGTTTATGGAAACGTATAAAGACAGACAAAACAGATAGACGAAGGTATGCTGAACAAAAAAGCCGCACCGCCAAGACCGAAGCTGAAGGCAACATCAAAGCCCAAGCCTTTAACTAAAGAAGAAAAAGAATTAGTTAAAGCCAAAAAACAACAAAGGTCTGCACGAGTGCGTTTAAACATAGCACAACGTAAAATAGCTAACATAGCTAGGAGCACAGAAGATAATGACATTGCAGAGAAAGCTACAGAGAGTTTACCTGAAACTTATTCTGTCCAGGAGGAACCAAGTCAAACAGTATTGTTTGAGCCAAACCCAGGACCACAGACAAATTTTTTAGCTGCTCCAGAACGGGAAGTATTATATGGAGGAGCTGCTGGAGGAGGCAAGACGTATAGTTTAATAGTAGACCCACTACGTTATTGTAACAACTCCAACATGAACGCTCTTATATTAAGACGTACAAATGACGAACTGAGAGAGATTATTCATAAGTCTCAAGAAATGTATCCAAAAGCTTTTCCTGGGGCTAAATGGATGGAAAAGAAAAGTCAATGGACTTTCCCATCTGGAGCTAGAATATGGATGACGTACCTTGAACAAGAAAAAGATGTTTTAAGATATCAGGGACAAGCATTTACATATATTGGTTTTGATGAGTTGACACAGTATCCTACACCATATGCTTGGGATTACTTACGTTCTCGTTTAAGAACTGCAGACCCATCATTACCTGTATACATGAGAGGTACAACAAACCCTGGAGGACCAGGGCATCAATGGGTTAAGAAGATGTTTATAGACCCAGCCCCAGCTAATAAGTCTTTTTGGGCGACAGATATTACAACAGGAGAAGTATTAAAGTATCCTAAACATCATTCAAAGGCAGACCAGCCTTTATTTAAAAGAAGATTCATACCTGCTAAATTAACAGATAATCCATTTTTATATGAGCAGGGAGATTATGAAGCGATGCTGTTATCTCTGCCTGAGACACAGCGTAGACAATTATTGGAGGGAAGTTGGGATGTTGCAGAAGGTGCGGCTTTTTCTGAGTTCGATAGAAAATATCACGTTACGGATGTATTTACGATTCCAGACAACTGGAGAAAATTTAGGGCATGCGATTATGGATACTCTTCGTATTCTGCAGTCTTATGGTTTGCAGTTGACCCAGCTACTGAACAACTGGTGGTCTATCGTGAAATGTACGTGTCAAAGTATACTGCAAAAGATTTGGCGTTTTCTATCTTGGATGCAGAAAGAAATGATGGACAAATATCGTATGGTGTGCTCGACAGTTCGTGTTGGCATAAAAGGGGTGATACGGGTCCTTCCTTGGCGGAACAAATGATTTCAGTTGGTTGCCGTTGGCGACCAGCAGATAGAAGCAAAGGCAGTCGTGTGGCAGGTAAAAATGAATTACACAGAAGACTGCAAGTTGATGAGGTCAGCGAGAATGCAGGTATAGTTATATTTAATAACTGTGTAAACTTAATAGCACAGTTACCTGTTATACCTTTAGATAAGAGTAACTCTGAAGATGTAGATACAAAAGCTGAGGACCATTTGTATGATGCTTTGAGATATGGTATAATGACAAGACCCCGAGCAAAGTCTATATTTGATTATGACCCAGCAGCGATGCCTAAAAAATGGACTCCTGCAGATAGAGTATTTGGATATTAAACATGGAAAATGAAAACGAAAACATAGAAGATTTAGTATTTGTCCCTAAAGACCCCAAGGATGAACTAGCAGCTTACATTATTGAAAAATTTAAATCTGCAGAAGATGCACGATTGTATGATGAGCAAAGATGGCTTAACTCATACAGACAGTACAGAGGACTATACACAAATGATACTCAGTTTACTGAAACAGAAAAATCACAAGTGTTTATAAAAGTAACTAAAACAAAAGTTCTTGCAGCTTATGGACAAATCATAGATGTTTTATTTGCAGGACAAAGGTTTCCACTAGGTGTAGAAGCTACTCGTATTCCTGAAGGTGTAACAGAGTCAGTAAACTTTGACCCCAAAGAACCAGACAATGCTTTAAATGAATTAAATAATGTATATGGTTTCCCTGGAGATGGACAAGACTTACCACGGGGTGCAACACAAGAATCACTACAAGACTTAAAACTAGGGGCTTTTGAAGATGACCTAGAAAGTATAAGAGAAAAAATAAAGTCTGGACAAGGATTAACACCAACATCACAAACATATTACCCTGCACAAAAAGCTGCAAAGAGAATGGAAAAAACTATTCTTGACCAGTTAGAGGAGTCAAATGCATCTAAACATTTAAGAACAGTTGCGTTTGAGATGGCTCTATTTGGCACAGGAATAATTAAAGGACCTTTTGCTTTTGATAAAGAAAGAGCTAACTGGGATGAAGAAGGTAACTATTCACCAGAAAGTAAAACTGTCCCAAGAGTTGAGTCTGTATCAACTTGGAACTTTTATCCTGACTACGATGCTAATAATATGGCTGAGGCAGAATACGTTATAGAACGTCATAAATTAAGTTACTCAGAGTTACGTAATCTTAAAAAAAGACCTTACTTCGATACAGATGCTGTAGATGAATGTGCAGAGATGGGGTACAACTATACACGTAAATGGTGGGAAACAGACCTAAGAGATAATGAAACTCAATATGATGTAGATAGATTTGAGGTACTAGAGTTCTGGGGCAACATAGATAAAACTATGGCAGAAGCTTCAGGATTAGAAATACCAAAAGAGTTTGAAGATGTAGATACGCTACAAGTCAATGTATGGGTATGTAATAATAAGATACTAAGATTAGTTGTAAATCCATTTACACCTAAACGTATTCCTTACTGTGCAGCTCCGTTTGAGTTAAATCCATATAGTTTCTTTGGCGTAGGACTAGCTGAAAATATGTCAGACACACAAACACTTATGAATGGTTTTATGAGAATGGCAGTTGATAACGCTGTATTATCAGGTAACTTAGTGTTTGAGATTGATGAAACTAACTTAGTGCCAGGACAAGACTTACAAGTATTTCCAGGCAAAGTATTTAGACGACAAGGTGGTGCACCTGGACAAGCACTGTTTGGAACTAAGTATCCAAACGTGAGCACAGAGAATATGATGATGTTTGATAAAGCACGAGCGTTAGCTGATGATGCAACAGGCATACCATCTTATTCACATGGACAGACAGGTGTTGCAGGCACAGGTAGAACTGCGGCTGGTATCAGCATGCTGATGGGAGCAGCCCAACTTAGTATCAAGAGTGTTGTAAAGAACTTAGACGATTATTTGTTGCAACCATTAGGAGAGGCACTGTTTGCATTTAATATGCAGTTTGATTTTGATAAAGAAGCCCGAGGTGACTTAGAGATAAAAGCTAGAGGCACAGAAAGTCTTATGAAGAA